TCCCTGAGATTTTTTAGTTGACAAATAGCCCTACCACTTGTAATATTTGAAGCTAAAGGAGGGCCGCACGGAAGCATTTTACAAAACTCAATAATAAGAAAAAACTTGACGGAGTTTTCATCGACTCAGGGTAAGCGAATTGACTCCGCCAAGCTCGAAGCCTTAAAATAGAAAAGTGTTGATTATCACCCTGAGTCATATATGTCCTTTTTTCAATTTTCAATTCTGACTTGATTATATAGTTATCGTACAAGAAGTCAATAAAAATCTTGTAATATATTTGTAAATATATCTATATTATTGTATTATTATTGTAATTGACGACAAATAAAAGACTTATATACTGTTTGAGAAATGAAAAAAAATATAGAAAAAACTAATACAGGCTGGCCTATACCTACGACTATCAAGGAATCTTTTTCCAATTTCTGCGCAGATAAAGGAACTATAGCCCAAGAAGATTGTGCAGGCGCTTTACTTATTTACCAATATCTACCTGCACAGGTTCGTGAACAAGCTCGACTTGAAGCGAAGGGACTTCAGTCGATTGACAAAAAGTTTTGGAAGAAGTTTTGTGAGGGTGTTGAATTGGGATTACAAGCCCAATTAAATATCCAGCCGCCAACGCTGGAGAGAGAATAATTGATTTTGAATTTCGATTATCATTAATGTATTTTTCTGCTGACATTATTCTAACATCCTTACTATTAAGCAATTATTGCTGTTTTTATAGTTTCCGCCACTCGCCTTGGTGTTATTGCAAAGTAGAAAATCGTGAATATTGATATAATTAGGAAATTTAGTCAAACAAAATATTTTGTAATTTATGAAATATTTTATAGGACGAATGTTTTATGAAATTCGTAGTAACCTTGGAGAATTAAGAAAATGAAAAAATTATATGTTTTTTCACTTATATTGATAATCCACACTGGCTGTGCAAATGAGAAAGTAAAACCAGCCAATAAGGCATTTTCTAAATATGCAGGATTATCTAAAGATGAAATTCGTACAAATATTCAGCTTGAAATTAACGAGCGAGAATCATTAAAAGAAAAAAAACCAAATGCAGTTAAAACCCCAGAAATAAACATAAAAAAAGAAGAGCAAATTGTTGATGAAAAATTGATTTCAAAGGAAGAATTATACGTCAATGAATTTTTATTAAAATACCAAAACATCAAAAAGATGTTATCCCAACTCAATAATGCAGGAACTAAAGAGCTAATTGCAGATATAAAATTCATTTTTTATGATATTAACGATAAAATAAAAGGTCATGCAGAAATCACCGTTACCAATAACTGGCATTTAATGGCTTATCAAATTCGATTACAATGTGCTCAAAATTTATGGAAACTATGGGCACAAATAGATAACCCTAAAGATTGGGATACCGCAAGAATAAGCATAGTTGATTATAATGGCAATGAAGTTGGTGGTTCACGTTGGCTTGCAGGTTCTCTAATATGGGTTAAAGAATAATTCTATTTCATAAATTTTTAACACACCCCTCTATCATTCAATTTAAGGCGTCCAGCAGGCTACAGGATTGATTATCTTTTGGTTATGCAGTAATATCCAGCTTGCACATAATAATAGCGGCTACGCGACAACGCAAATCAGTGTCAAATCTAATGCCCTTCATCCCGGCCCCGCTAATCTGGCTTGTAATATCAATATCCGTTTGGTCTGAATTAAAGTCGCCCGATGGTGCCCCGTAGCCACCCCCATTATTTATATGATAATGAATTGTCGGTGAATTCGATTCTTCGTGGATTCCATAAACTGTATCATGGGAATGAGCTTCAAATGTAACATCATGTGTGTGGTCTGATATATTTCCAATATCATGTGAATGTCCTCCACCATAAGGTTCATTTATTGAATGTGAATGAGAACCTAAATCAGTATTTTTAAGGTCTGCTTCACTTTCTAAAGTACCACAACCATACCTATCTATTTCATGACTATGATTACCTCCTCCACAATCTTCTGTTTCCGTTCCTCCTTCTACCTGATGAGAATGTCCCCAAGCAGCATGTGAATGAGAACCTAAATCAGTAGAGTCTATGGAAACACCACTCTCAGACTTTTCTGTGTACCATCCGAAAAAACCTCCATTTGGGTCACTCGTTTCAGTACCACCACCACCCGATGCTGCTGCTGTTGAGTATGCTCGATATGGCAGTATTTTGAATGATAGCTTTACAGAAATAATAGAGACCATTTCAGGTATGATTTCAAACGGACACTCAAAAGAGTGAGTAAAATCTAAGCTATCCTCAAAGTGACAAGCATAATTGTCTCTTGTCTCTGCATATTTTTCAGCGTAAATTGACTTTGTTCGAATTATATGGGCATGAAGTATTGGTATACCCACACAGGGGTAAGCTGTACCCGAATCATTTATACAAACTGGCCGTTTACCGGAGCCCAAAACATCATTTTCGTTATCACTGCTTTGGAAGCTGGTCGTATAGTTTTCGTCCCAATAAATATACTTCTTGTTCGAACTGCCGGGCGTTATAGCATAAATAGCACCTTTCAAACAAAATAAAATTGCATTGACCGCATCCTCTGCCGACCACGATACATAACCGGCGCTTGGAGTATTATCATTCCACTGGCAGTTGTGCGTAAAAGGCATATCAATATTTGGTATGCCCAGAGCATCAGCCGGAAGTCTCTTTTTAACTTCATAGAAGGTAGGTGGTCTGATAATTGAAAAACTCTGGCCGGATGGCGAATAGGCATTAGGGGCTGGCAGTAACGGTGTATAATCATCTTCATCGTGCCCATAATAATCAACTGCAACTATGGTAAAATGATTCTTTTGTGTTCGAACCATATTTACAATCGCCACTTTTTCGACCGCTTGCCCTTCTAAGCCTAAAGCCCAAACATCGCCTTTTCTGGGCTTGCCCGCAAATGAACCATCAATAGTAATTTCACGCCCGCTCCAGCTTTTTACTGTTTTGCACTCGGTCGTATCGTCCGAAAGCCTTATATAAATTTCGTATGTTTCCCCACCATCCAGCGCCCCGGATATATCCCGGTCAAGTATTATCACATCATCGGCCCCTGTCAAATCGACCGCAGCCACAAGGCCACCACCATTATAGCTATCAGTTCCCTCCCCAATCATGCCGACATTTTTAATATCATGCTGAACATTTATAACATCACCAATCTCGTAGGGAATGGCCCCTACACTTGCGCCCCATTGGTAGCCATTTTTAATATTGACTACTTGACTCATTCGATAGTTACCATATCTATCACCTTCTGATTGTTTGGTACAGCCTCTGAGCGTCTTTCTAACTTCATTTATCGAGGGCCCGGCATTTCGATTCGGGACCTTATATGATGTTCGCTTGTAATCACGTTTCTCGTCATAATAATCTAAAAGAATCTTGCCGGAACTCTCCTTACTTTTTAATGAGTAAATTCTAAATGAATCTCTTTCTAAGCTACCTATAGAATGCGTATTGACAGCACTGCGAGGCTCATCAACTATAAAGTTAAGTTCAGTACCGTTCCAAACAGCATTAGACCGGCAATAATCGCAAACCTCGCAAATAGCATCCCATATATTTATTAGAGACTCCCAACCCCCATTCCATGTTATGCGTTTTTCCGTTCCCTCCATACCATCGTCAACCATAGAATCACAAAATTGAGCCATATTGTATAAAGATTGCTTGTCGGGTCTATCCGGCAAAAGCCTATCAAATCTTACCACCTCATAAGGCGTACCCGCTCCATCCCCGCTTATGACGGGCGCTGTAGCCAGAAAGAAATTGACCCATGCTGGACAATTCGAATACTCTAAATTCAACTCATAAATACCACCACCGCCCGAATAGCTTGAAAAATTCGTTGTGTCTATATTTACTGTTATTGTAGTTGCGTCTATTGCTGTAACCCGCCCAACCATATTGTTGATTTGGGTCATTCCGCGAACACCACTTATCAAAGCATATTCATCAACACTAAAACCGTGTCCGGCCCCGATTGTCAGTGCTCCCGATGATGCCTTGGTAATTTTAGTTATGCTCCGGCTATTTCCATTGTGAGTAGGTACAATTAACCCCTCAACTATACAGGAATAATTCAGCGAACCGCTCAAACGTTCCCCGGCCAGTGCTTTAATCCCAACATGTGCTAATCCCGGATGCCTGAATCCATCAGTATAAACCTCAAGATAATTTTGCATATATACATCATCGCCAACGTTTTCATCATCTACATCAGAGGTTGTTTTTGTGACTCTAATATCATGCTTCTTGCCCCGTGTGATTGTCATTGAGTCGCTGGCAACATATCTAACATAATAGCCTCCAACCTTATTTCGCGTAACTGTTTCTTGCCCGATTATTGTCCAGCTTCCCATATCATGTTCGCTGACCTCAACCTTAACGCCTATGCTGTGATTTAACATTCCCTTACTTGGGCTCAATTCATAAACACCCGTAAAATATAACGTAACCTCTAAATCATCATAATCATCATCGGAGGTTGGGACCGTTATAGCACTTGCACTTGATACCAATATAGGTCGTCTGAATTCTAATTTTTCGATCCCATCGAACAGCGTTAAAGCTGTTTGGTCAATATTACCCAACCTTTTTTCGACCTCAATATCACCAAAGTTGCCTAATGGTTGCTCATTTATCCAATCCTCCGAAATACTCTTAATCGGGCCTTTACATATACCTATAATCACATTTGCTATTTCCGATGTTCCGTCACTATTTAATTCTGTCCATGAGCATATCACATTACCATATACTCGCCTTTTGCCAAAGCAGATAGCCTTTGGAATATCCTGCTGCTGTGTTGTTTGTGGATTCCATCCGTAGGATTGCTGCATATCCGACATTGACATTTTATCTTGCTTTGATTCTATATAATCAGCATTAATAGAACTGATAAGCAACCCTCCCCCAACAGCAATGCCCATAGCGGCTATACCAGACACAAGGGTCATTTTTGCTCCCCATTCGGCCCCAACAGCTAAATTCCCAAGACCGGGTGCTACCATTGCTAATGCAATCATGGCAACAGCCGACATTACCATTTTTTCATTTTGTCCTTTTCCTACGTACGGAAATATTGATATGTAATCATTTGGTCGGGCAATGGCCGTGTCCCAGAATTGGCGTTCAATAGGCATATCATTGATTGCGATACTAACTCTTTTGTCAGGTACAAACTGCGCCTTGAGCTCCTCGAGCGTTTGCCCTATATATTTCAACTGATGTATCTGTCTTTCGTTCAGTCGAAATCTATTTGGAAATACTATTACTGTTATTGTCCCCGACATATCGCCAGTATCCATCTATCAACAACTGTCTTCGCCTTAATCTTTCAATTGAAACGCTGTACTGTTCTAAAATATGTATGAACCATTCGGTATCTTCCAGAACAACGCCTATATGAGTAACAAATGGGGCCTGCACTTTCAAAGAGACTATGCACAACGGCTCTGGCCTCGTTATTTCTACATAATCCCTTGTACCATCCGTTATGGCAGCACAAATCATTTCATCATCGGTAAGAGAAGTTTTTTCGGGCAAAATCTTATTATTGATTTTATAAACCTCAATCGCCAGTCCGTAACAATCCAGATAATTTTTTCTGCTTACAAAACCACGACACAACGGACAGTCTGTTTTCTTTACTTTGCTATATAGCTGCCCGCAAGAACACTTATCCATTCGCCCGCCCATACGAAATGGAATGCCAAGCAATTTCTCGTATTTCTCGTTTTTAGCCATAGTTTCACACTATTACTATAGTTCCCGGTGTTAGCCCTTTTTCCGCTCCCCAACGGTCAGAGTTTTCACGTGCCCGGCAATCACTCAAAGTATGCAGACAGTCTAAATAGCCCGCAGTTCCACCGCTCGTGTATGATCCTGAATAATCGCTACTAACCGTTCCATCCAGTGTAAAATTATTAGTATCCACCACAGTTATTTTATAGCTCCCGTCAAGCGAAGGTGTAATGCCTGCTATACCTGCAAGGCGGATATAGTCATGTTTTTTTGTTGTGTCAAAATTATGAGAATCGACCTGTATAGATACAGGATTCGAGCCCGACAAAGTAACCCCCGCAACAGACTTCCGGGAATATCCGCACTCTGCACATTCGAATTCTTTATGACTACAATGTTGTGAATTGTACTCCGTCGTTTGCACTAATGCTGTAAGCATACCCGGAGGGCCAAGAATAAACTCTGCAAATTTTTCATCTATATCATAGTTTTTTATCTCAAAGATATTTCTTAGCTCTATGTTGTCGCCCGTCATGTACTTGTAACTAACAACAAAAAGTTCTAAGGTTGTGTTGCCATCGGTTATGTCGTAGTTATCAATATATGTTTTCAAGAACCTTGATATATAGGAAAATCTGATTTTGGTTGTCGGTATTTGTTCTTGCCCGGATATTTTCACCGGGTCAACATCTAAATAGCATTTTTCATATTTGACCGGGTGATATTCAGTTCCATTACCAAACGTTGCTTGCGGGTGCATTGGATTCCCGGCCCCACTATTGTATATTTCAGATATTTGACTTTCTGTAAGGACTCGGTGTTCGTAAATTCGAATATCATCTATTTTGCCATCGTAAAATTCAGAAGCATCGGCACTCTTGCCAATGAGAAGATTTCCCGACTGATTGCGAATCCCGGTTCTACTAATCCCCGTATCTTTCAGCAAAGCATTTAGATATATCCTTGCTTGGCTGCCATCGTAGGTCCCGAAAATGTGATTAAATCCTGCTGTTAGATCGGCCACAGCAAATTCGGCTGTACTTGTATTCCCGTTCTTATCATAAACTATAAATTTGACATAATTGCTTTCTTGTAAAAGAGCATAATTATTTGGCTTCCATATCATCCCGGCGCGATTGCTCGTAACGTCCGGGTCAAACCATCCGCCAACTGATATTTTATCCTGCGGATTAAGATTCTCATTGTCTGTAATCTCTATAAAATCAACTATACCATCCAAATCGAATCCGTTTTTGACCTTGCCCTCACAGCTTACATCCTCTGTATTTTTTCCGCCCTTTAATTCACCATCGTTATTTTCCCCGCTGCTATCATCGACCGTTGTATCGGCCTCATAATCTTCAAGTTCCAAATTAAGAACGCATCCCGAAATTTCGTAGGGATTGAAAATTAAAGAACGTGCCTTTTTAGGTAATAGCGCATCATAAACTCGCACATCATCTATCCGGCCCACAAAGTGTTCGCTATCACTATTAGACCAACGACCAATGCAAAAATCCTGTGAGTTATCAAGGTTCTGATTTTCTGCGCTTATATCTACGCCGTTATCTTCTACATTGTCGATATACAGTTGCAGATTTCCGTCCCGATCCCATGCTACCAAAATTAAGTGCCATCCCCCATCATTTACAACCGCAGAAGATACAACCGTTTTTCTTGTCGAACCACTACCTCCTATCCCGGCCTCAATTTTCCCGGTTACTGTTTGTATCAAAATATAGAAATGATTTGTGTTGTCCGAGCACGTCCCCTTGCTTACTAAAACCCCGCCAGTTGTTGTAAGAATCCATACACAAATAACAAAATCCCCCGTCCCTACATTACAAACATTGCCACAATTGATATAACTATACTTTTTTAATATTAATTGGCCGAACACTTCACTTTGCGAATCTATGCTGCCGGTCAATTTTATTTTATTTGTCAAGTTACCTAATAACGAAGATTGTGCCCCTATTGAGCCAGTTAAGTATTTTGTGGTAATTATTGTAAGATTGCCGGTTACGCTGCTTTGGGCATTAATAGTACCTGAAAGTGCGACTTTAGATTTTACATTTAACGAGCCAGAGGCCGTTGTTTGAGCACTAATTATACCTGCGATTTTATATTTTACATTTAACGAGCCAGAGGCCGTTGTTTGAGCACTAATTATACCTGCGATTTTATATTTTACATTTAACGAGCCAGAGGCCGTTGTTTGAGCACTTATAGTACCTGAAAGTGCGACTTTAGATTTTACATTTAACGAGCCAGAGGCCGTTGTTTGAGCACT